CGGGAAGGATTACTCCCACAAAGATATCAACTTAATCCGTGATTTCTTTACTGATGATCAATGGGACTTGATAGATTCCGCACTATGTGAATATCAAGATCACGATGATTCAACAGAAAAATGTAAAGAAACGTTGGACATTTTAGGTAACATTTTCCGTTCTGCCTATTGATAACATTTAAGGGGTCTAATTTGATCCCTTATTTAATAACAAATCATTCTCAATAAAAATCCTTATTGAGAACGGCCTAGAAGCCTCTGTCCCTCGGCGGCCTAGCCCAGTTGGCAAAGTGTCCACTAATCCCCCATTCGTGCATAGAATCGTTTATATTATAAGAGTAAACAAACGGAGATCTTATGAACGGTTGGAAAGATTATGAAACATGGAATGTTTCACTTTGGATCCAAAACGATGAGACCCTTTACAGACTTGCCCTTGCATCTGCTGGTTTCCAAACTTTCATGAGTGAGTTAACTGCGTGGGGATGTACTGAGACTAAGGACGGCGTTAAATGGTCAGACGCTGATTACTCCGAAGTCCAGAGTATGTTCAACGAAATGAAAGTTAACACGGATCTTGATTACTGGAAGTCAGCACTGGTCAGTTGCTAAACTGTCACACTCAACCCCCACACGGGGGTTTTTTCATGTATTATTAAAGAGTACCAAAGGATTTTTACATGAGCACATTACATCATGAATCACTCTATGAAACATGCTTTGACGAATCATTTGATGAGTACATGCGTATCAGTGGTTTAAAAAGTGATGACATGGAAAGATGGATTAAGGTAAACCCTTACGTGCTTGATTGGATTGAAAACATGGCATGGAAGAAATTCCAATCTATGTGCCAGTGAGCAAAGTGAACACCAAATCCCCCACAGTGGGGATTTTTTGCTATTATTAAAGAGTCAAAGGAATTTCTTATTATGGACCCCAGATTTGAAGAAGAAGCACTCGCCGCACTAATGGAAGAGGCATTTT